GCCAGTCTTCTGCCACATGGGGGAATAACGTTATCGTGATCCGCAACAAGGTCAGCGGCGACATCATCACGGCACGCAGTGTTGCGTTCCAGAAACAACCGGATAACGCCAACGCTAAAACCGGTAATACGATGCCGTGGGTGTTTGACTGCGGCAAGATTGACCAGGTTCTCGGGGAGTTTTAATGCATGGAATTCGAAATTAAAGGCGTGAAATATCGCACGGCAAAACTCAGCGTTTTTGACCAGCTGAAAGTGACCCGCAAACTTCTGCCGGTGCTGGCAGGAATGATGTCAGATTTCGGGAGTATTCGCTCCCGTTTGCCTGCTGACGGCAAAATCGACACCGTGAAATTCGAACAGTTAAAACCGGTGTTTGAAACCATGCTCCCGCGTATCGCTGAGGAACTGTCTTCCCTGACCGAAGATGACACCGATGCGATTATTCATCCCTGTCTTGCGGTGGTATCGCGGCGTCATATGGACGGATGGGTGCCGGTATTTACCCAGGGCGAACTGATGTTTGATGATATTGACTTGCTGGTCATGCTGCAGCTGGTGGCGCGGGTGGTCGCCGATTCGCTGGGAAATTTTTTGCCTACACCCCTTACCAGCACGACGCAGAGCCTGCAACAGGGCTGACGTTTAACAGCCTGCCGGACGGGCTGTCCTACCTTCTCAATCCGGTTGACGCCGGGTTAATTCCTTATACAGCACTTAAAGATGGCTCTGTCGATTTGTATGACATTGCTCTCTTGAATGACCATCTGGCGGTAAAAGCGGATAACCAGCGACGCATTGAGAAATGGAGAGAGGATAATGAACGCTGAAACTATTAAAGATTTCCTCGTCTCGCTTGGCTTCAGTGTGGATGATGCAGGAGCGAAAAAGTTCGGTTCTGTCCTCGCCGGTACAACTGCAAATGTCATCAAAATGGGGCTGGCTGTTGAAGGAGCTGCGTTGTCCGTGGTGGCCTTCACGGCTAAGATCGCCTCCGGCCTGGATAATCTTTACTGGGCGTCACAGCGCACCGGCGCGACAGTCCAGGGAATTCAGTCTATTGGCTATGCGGTTTCGCAGGTTGGCGGCAGCGTGGACGCTGCGCGATCTTCTCTGGAAAGCCTATCCCGGTTTATTCGTAACAATCCCGGTGCAGAAGGCTTTCTGAATCGCCTGGGCGTACAGACCCGTGATGCCAGCGGTAACATGCGTGACATGGCCGCTATTTTTACGGGCGTTGGACAGAAACTCAGCAGCATGCCGTATTACCGGGCTAACCAGTATGCGCAGATGCTGGGCATTGACGAAAATACCCTTATGGCGATGCGCCGGGGTGTGGGTGGCTTCTCCGGGCAGTACAGCGCAATGGCGAAAGCTATCGGCTTCAATGCTGACGAGGCGGCCAGAAGCTCCAACAAATTTATGACCTCCCTGCGTGAGTTTGGCGCGATGGCAGGCATGGCCCGTGACAAAATCGGCTCTAATCTTGCGGGGGGGCTTGCGGGTTCGCTGGACACCCTGCGCCGCCATATCCTGGACAACTTCCCTCGTATCGAGCAGACCCTGACGAAAGCCATAAAAGGCATTCTGGCGCTCGGGGATATTATCGGGCGCTGTTCTTCAGACTGATTGAGGGGACATCAGGCCTTATCACCTGGTGGCAATCGCTGGATAAGCAAACGCGGGAGTTGATCTCGCTGTTTGGCGCACTGACGATTGCGCTGCGCATTCTGAACAGTACGTTCTGGATGTCGCCGATTGGCCTCATTACCGCGCTGGCGGCGGGTATTGCCCTCCTGTGGGAGGACTATCAGACCTGGAAGGAAGGCGGCGACAGCCTGATTGACTGGGGCAAGTGGAAACCGGAGGTCGATGCCGCGCTGAAGATGGTTCGTGACCTTAAAACGACCGTTAACGACCTGGTGAAAGCGCTGGCGAAACTGCTCAATATTGACCCCAAATCATGGTCCCTGAAGTGGGATTTCAGCAACTTCATCGACCAGATGGGCGAATTCAGCAAAATGCTGAACATGATCGCCGACCTGCTCAACGCTATCAAAGATGGCCGCTGGGCTGATGCCGTCAGCATCGGCAAACAGATACTTAATCAGGGCAGCGAAAATCCGTCAGCGATGCCGATGGTTACAGACAGCGCTAACAGTACTGCCGACTGGATTAAAGAGCACTGGGGATTCGATCCCCGCAGTGTGGGCCGGACGGTACGCGGCTGGTTTGGTGATGATGAGCCGGAACAACATGCACAGGCTACGAAACGAGGAGAACGGAATAACAATCCGGGAAACCTTAATTTTGCTGGTCAGGCAGGGGCTTCTCTTGAACGCCCGGGCGGGCGATTTGCCAGATTTGAAACTGCTTTTGATGGATTACGGGCTCTTGCTCGTCAGTTAATGCTGTACGCCGGACGGGGAATAAACAGTGTGGAGAAAATTATCTCTACCTGGGCACCTGCGTCTGATAATAACAACACAACTGCGTATATCAGGGCTGTATCGCAACGACTGGGAGTGGATCCCCGGGCTGCCCTGAATATGAGCGATCCGCAAACCATGTCAGCATTGATGAGCAGCATTATCCAGCATGAGAATGGAAGAAATATCTATTCTCGGGAGCTGATTAATAAGGCTGCCGTGGCGGGAATTAGTGGCAAAGTGACAGAGGTTAACCAGCAAAATACCTACCACATTTACGGTGGTGGAGATCCGCACGCTGTCGGTAATGAGGTTGCACGTCGGCAACAGTCTGCAAATGCTCAGGTCATGCGAAGTAATCAGGTGAGGGTGGGTTAGTGGATATTCTCTCTACACTTTTTCATCAGCAGAGCAGAAAAATAGGAATGATTGTTCCCTGTGTTGTTATTTCAGAGAAGCATACAGATATGCTTGAAATAACAGAGCATCCGGTAGAGGTCGGGGCCGCTGTCGCTGATCATGCCTATAAAAAACCGTCAGAAGTGGTGATGGAGGTTGGTTTCGCCGGTGGTGGCGCATTGCTGGATTTTGCCAGTAACCTGACGGCTACCAGCCTGCTCGGCCTGAGTCCTCAGCAGACGTATCAGGAGCTACTGGATCTGCAGGAAAGCCGTATCCCCTTCGATGTGGTAACCGGTAAACGACTGTACAGCAACATGTTGATCCGGGCGCTGGAAGTGACGACGGACAAGACAACCGAAAACGTCCTGTCCGCCGTCCTCACCCTGAGGGAGGTCCTTATCTCCCGGACACAGCAGATTTCCGTCGCGGATAAAACCAACATGAAGGAAGGGGCCAGCACGTCGGCGGTACAGAACAGCGGCAACAAAACCACCAAGCCTCCAGATACTTCACTGCTGAAAAGCATCACGGGTAACGTGGCGTCATTACTGGGGGGCGGCTAATGGCAATTCAGGAAATTCCGCTGACAGCGGACAACCAGCAGTTCAGCATCGTCCTGGGTGGTGTTACCTGGCGGATTAGCATCATATGGCGCGATCTGTACTGGATTATGGACCTGCAGAACGACAGAGGGGAGCCGGTAATCTCCGGTATTCCTCTCGTCACTGGTGCTGACCTGCTGGCGCAGTACGCCTGTATGGGGCTTGGTTTTAAGCTGGTGGTGGTCTGTGATGACAACACACAGGATTACCCCACAAAAACTGACCTGGGCGGTCGCAGCCATTTACTGGTATCAACGGAGTAAGCATGTCACAGAACTGGATGAGACATTTCGAGCTGCAGCTTGTGGACGGGAACGGTCAGGGAATTGAGCTAAGTGATTTTAAAGTGACCTTTACGATCGACTGGTTCAACATCAGCAGCGCGTCCCGGGTAGGGACTATCAAAATTTATAACCTCTCGGCAGATACTGTGAACCGAATCACCGGGCGGGAGTTTTCGAAAGTGCGTCTGATTGCGGGTTACGACGGTATCGCGCCGGAGGTGTCGGCAAGCGACGTCGGGATCGTGCGGGAGGTTGATGCGGCGGACGTGGGCCAGAGTGATGGCCGCAACTACGGACTGATTTTCAGCGGTGAAATTCGCTACTCGGTTACAGGAAAAGACAGTCCGGTTGATTCCTACGTCCTGATTCAGGCAGCAGATACTGATCTGGCTTTTGCCACCAGTATAACCTCACAGACGCTGGCTGCCGGTTACACGGTCGCTGATGTGAACCGTGCGCTGATGAAAGACTTCGAAGCCAAAGGTGCGACCGAAGGCCTGACGCCTGAAATGCCTGCTACTGTATTCCCCCGGGGGCTGGTGCTCTTTGGCATGACGCGGCATCTAATGGATAACGTAGCCGGGCAATGTGGCGCAACATGGCAATTCGTAGACGGTCAGCGCCAGATGGTGGCGAATAATGAATATGTTCACGAAGCGATTGTGCTCAACAGCGCTACCGGGCTTATTGGCATGCCGCAGCAGACCATCGGCAACGGCGTAAACGTTCGCGCGCTTATTAATCCGAACATCCGGGTTAATGGGCTCATTCAACTGGATCAGGCTTCCGTATATCGCACCGCGTTGTCGAACAACGATATCGCTATGGCTGGTGGGCAGATCACCGACCAGAACACGGACGGAAATATTACGCTAAGCGGCACCACATCGCAGCCTGCCAGCATCGCAACGGATGGCGTTTATATTGTGCGCGGGATTATGTACACTGGCGATACAAGGGGCCAGGCGTGGTACATGGATATGATGTGCGAAGCGCGTGGCGCGGCGGATCTGTATACGCAATCGGCTTTGCAAAGGGAATGAGCAATGAGGGGTATTATTTTTCTGTTAGCTGTCTTTTCTGCGTGCAGCGCGTGGGCGGATGGCTTCACGGTTAAATGCGGTGGCTACACTATGGTTGCAAACCAGGGCGAGTTATCGACAATCAACGGTGAAAGAGTTACCTCTCAAAAAATCACCGAACTGGGTACCAATGGTTTGAAAGTAGACATGGGGCTTATGCCTGCCAAAGACGGTAACAACTACGGCTTTGAATACATTCGTCGCCCTGGTACCGAAACGCGATTCCTGAATGTCCAACTGCTGCAGAACAGCATGGATGCGCCGAAAATCATCGGTTCCTTTCCATGCAAAAAGATTGTTGATTAATCACTCGTAATTATAATGTGGTACTTCTACTTTCACGATAAGGAATTTGTCGCATGTTCGGATTTGATAAATTAATAACTCCAAAAATCATCAACGTTCTGTATGGCATCACAATGTTACTTCTGGTTGTTGCCGCCATTATAACGTTTGTTAATGGGAAGGCTGCTGGCGCTTTAGTGCTTTTGTTATGTGCTGTATTTTGCCGAATATTCTTTGAGTGCATCATGGTTTCATTTAAAAACAATGAGTATCTTCGCCGAATAGCTGAAGCGTTAGAAGCAAACAAGCAGTAATGAAACTTCAATAATGAACCCGCCACCCGGCGGGTTTTTTGCTTTCTGGAGCCTACTAAATGGCAGTATCTGACCAGACCCGCAGCGGCGACCTTGCCGAAACATTCAAATCTGAACGGGAAACCACAAAGAACCAGATCCGTGTCGCCTTGCCTGGCATTGTTCAGTCATTCGATCCCGACGCGGTGACGGCGGTTGTGCAGCCAGCTATCCGTTCGGTTGAAAAGGATAACGACGGTAACCGCATTACCAAAAATTACCCGTTGCTGGTGGATGTGCCAGTGGTATTTCCGCGCGGCGGAGGCTGTACGTTGACTTTTCCGGTTAAAGCCGGGGATGAGTGTCTTGTTGTTTTTGCCGATCGTTGTATTGATTTCTGGTGGCAGAACGGCGGGATACAGGAGCCTGTTGATGACAGAATGCATGATTTATCGGATGCGTTTTGTATTGTCGGTCCCCAGTCGCAGGCGAGGAAGATTAGCGGTATTAATACCAGTGCCACACAGTTGCGTAGTGACGACGGCAGCACCTATTTTGAGCTTAATCCTGATACCAGGAAAATTAAAATTGTCGCTCCGGGTGGTCTTGATGTGGTTGCCCCTCTGGCTGATTTTTCTGAGAAAGTAACCATTCATGGCCTGTTAACCTGGATGGGTGGCATGGTGGGGTCTGTGGTTTCTGGTGTGGCTTCAAAAATCACTGGTGCTGTTGAGTTTTTGGGTAGCGTGAAGGCTAACGGCAAGCCAATCGATGATACGCACACTCATGGCGGTGTTCAGCGCGGTGGAAGCAATACCGATAGGGTAAACTGATGCGATACAGACGTGAAGACGCCGATGGCGATTACACCTTTGGCAGCGGTGATGACACCTGGCTGATTAACTCACCGGAGGCCGTGGCGCAGGCGGTAAAAACGCGATTTGAATTGTGGTATGGGCAATGGTTTCTCGACACCACCGAAGGGACCCCGTGGATCCAGTCTGTGCTCGGTAAGCAGAAGCCGGAAACCTACAACCTGGCGATCCGTAAGCGCATCCTCGAAACGCGGGGCGTTAAATCAATCCTCTCTTTCAATACGACGGTGGATACCACGACCCGACGTGTCATGTTTTCCGCTGAAATCGACACTCTCTATGGAATAACGACTGTTAAATCGGAGGCGTAATGGCTCTGAACCTTGATTCTCTCGGTTTATCTGCAAAGGTAACCGCGGAGGGGATCAGTGCGCCTGATTATCAGACGATACTCAGCACCCTGATTAGCTATTTTCAGCAGATTTATGGCAGTGATGCCTACCTCGAACCGGATAGTAAAGACGGCCAGATGGTGGCTCTGATGGCGCTGGCGATTCATGATGCCAATAATACTGCGATAACTGTCTACAACTGTTTTTCACCGGCAACCGGCTATGGGGCCGCACTGACCAGTAACGTGAAAATAAATGGTATTTCACGTAAAGGCGCGACGAATTCTACGGTTGATTTGCTTCTTACAGGAACTGCCGGAACAACCATCATTAATGGCAGCGTGAAAGACAGTAATAGTGTGATATGGCGTTTGCCTGCTTCAGTGGTGGTCGGCGTGGATGGTACAGTGATGGCGACCGCAACATGTTCCGTCAGTGGTGCAGTGGCGGCGCTGGCTGGAACTATCACTGAAATTAATACGCCAACCCGTGGCTGGGTTTCGGTAACTAATCCTGCTGCGGCTACTGTTGGCTCTCCGGCAGAAACTGATGCGGAGTTACGTATCCGCCAGTCGCAAAGTGTTGCGTTGCCATCAATAACCCCATTTGAAGCACTGGATGGTGCTGTTTCTAATGTTACCGGTGTAACCCGCCACAAACTCTATGAAAACGATACTGGTTCGGAGGACGGTAACGGGTTACCGCCACACTCTGTTGCTGTAATTGTGGATGGCGGTGATGTGATGGATATTGCTCAGGCTATCAGAGGGAATAAAGGCCAGGGGACAGCCACTCACGGTACAACATCCGTTACGGTTCCGGATAATACGGCAATCCCCATGTAATCAAATTCTCGCGTTCCAGTGATGTGCCTGTTTATGCCCGGATTAATTAAAATTTTTACGGGTTATACCTCACAGATAGGGCAGCAGATCCAGCAGGCTATTTCCGACTATATCAATAGTCTGATGATTGGTGATTCGGTCCTTTTAAGTCGCATTTACTCACCGGCGAATCTTGGCGTGGTGAGTGGCGGGAATGCACGCTATTACGATATTCAGGAACTGACGATTGGGAAATCTCCGGGGGCTTTGTCGTCACCAAACATTGATATCAGATACAACGAATCTGCGTCCTGTACCCCGGAAAATATCGTTATAACGGTGGAGTCATGAGCAAATACACCGAACTAATCACGAACTACCACGCCACCAAACCTAAATTTCTTGCACATGTTGATCTGATGACCCGGCCGCTTATTGATGTTGCGGCGGCCACCAGAGGGCTGATTACTGCATTTGATATTGACTCTGCGGTTGGTGTGCAACTTGACATTCTGGGATTGTGGATCGGACGTAGCCGTGTTGTCAGCCAGCCTATCTCAGGTGTTTATTTCAGCTGGGATACCGACGGGCTTGGATATGATCAGGGTGTATGGCAGGGACCATACGATCCTGATTCCGGATACATGTACCTCAGCGATGAAACTTATCGTGTCATCCTTAAAGCGAAGATTGCGATTAATAACTGGGACGGACGGAATGATTCGCTTCCGGCAATTCTTGACGCGGCAACAGCAGGATCCGGGCTGCGAATGCAGATAGTCGATAACCAGGACATGACGATATCGGTCTGGGTCTTTCCTGATACTGATATTTCAGATGTATCGCGTGAGTTAATTGCGGCAATTAAACAGGGGTATCTCACAGTAAAAGCCGCCGGGGTATGGGGCGGGGGGCATTGAAACTCCTTCGGTGGAAACCCCATCGGAAGGCTCAAAATTTTTTGGTTTTTGTATATGGATAACGAATTCATCAGTGGTTTTGATGTAGGAGCATGGGGAGTATTACTCTGATGGCGAAAAATGACTTTAAAGCGTTTGCAACTGATCGAAATGCCAATGTTATGTCGCAGGAGGAATGGGAAGCGTTGCCTGCGCTTTTATCCGGATTTACAGCAGGGAAAGCATCCAGTGCGCAGGTGAACAAAGCCATTCGACAGGCCAGCTTTATTGCTGCAGCTCTGGCCCAGTTTGTAAGTGACAAAACGCAACGGGATGTGCTTGATAATGGTGATCTGCCCGGTTTTGTTGAATTGCTGGGATCGGGGTTTGCTGTTGAATACTTGAGCCGCAAGAATCCGTTTGGCGATATCAAATCGGATGGCACTGTGCAAACGGCTCTCGAAAACCTTGGTTTGGGAGAAGGTTCTGCATTACCTGTTGGTGTGCCTGTTCCGTGGCCTTCAGTCACACCGCCAACAGGCTGGCTGAAATGCAACGGTGCGGCTTTTTCTGCTGAAGAATACCCGGAACTGGCAAAGGCTTACCCGACCAATAAATTGCCTGATTTACGCGGTGAATTTATTCGTGGCTGGGATGACGGTCGCGGGATTGATACTGGTCGCGCTTTGCTTAATTGGCAGCCACACACAATTTTGGACCATGCACACTATATGGAATTATGGACAGGGGACGGACTCGCCGCAGGAAGTGCACGGGAAGGAGTAAACCCAGGAATACTGGCTACATACGGTGACGGGGGAATAGTTAAAACGGACGAACCCGGTCTTAATGTGCCTTCCTCACTACGAGCTATTAGCTCTCGTAGTGTTAAACGTTATGGTGAAATTAGTGAAAATGTAGGTACAGAAACTCGTCCTCGTAACATCGCTTTTAATTATATCGTAAGGGCCGCATGATGAATAAAGCTGTATTAAATAGCGAACTCATCACCACAAAGGCGGGAGACATTACCGTTTACAATTATGATGGTGAGACACGGGAATATATTTCCACATCAACTGAATATCTTGCTGTGGGTG